GTGAAACCTTAACGTACCTTTTCGCCCGCATCGTACCGTAACTACCGTAACTCCTATAGGAGGAGTTACGTTACGTTACGGTAAACTCGCCTTTGCCCCCCGTAACCAGTTACGGCTAGTTACGGTAAGTTACGGTAGTTACGGCATAATTTTTAGAATGAGTTTAGACCCCAACTCCATCTCTTTAATTACCCAACCTTTCTCATGTCTGCCTATTATTTCAGCATCGGTTAGGTCCCTGATGATCATCCCAGGCTTGGCCGAGGCTTTGAGGTGCTGATCAACTGCGGTGGCTTTGATGCCTTGCTCAAGCAAGAACGTCTTGAACGCCTCCCTGCTGACATATGGCATCTCGTCCAGCACTTCCGCACCGCCAACAAACCAAGCCCGCTCTAAATTGGTTTTGTGCTCATCCAGCTTAGTGGCTTTAGGCGTGGGCATACGCAGATCGCCCTCTTGGAACATCTCAAAGACTGCGCCAAGCAGCGGCAACCCATCCTCGTCCTGCCAACCCAGATCGACTGGGCTGAGACATCCAAACAAGTCACTCGGCTCTGGCGCGTCTTTCTGCTTGGTGCAAGACACGATTACCTCATGACTCTTGCCATGAACCAGAATGCTTGCATCCAATGCCCCGCGCCACGCGCTAGAACCCCGCGCACGCTGTTTTGCCTCGCTGTTGTGTCCAAGGTGATGCACAAGCATGGTTGTGGCGCTTAGGGCCATCGAGACCACGTTACAGGCATTGATCATCGCCCGCGTGTCTTTGGCGCTGTTTTCGTCCCCTGACATATGGTTATTGAGCGTGTCAATGTTGACCAGCACAACTGGTTCTGGCGTCAGCGCCCGGACTGCCGAGATAACCTGCGCTGCTGCGCCAGGGGCGTCCATATCTAACGCCTTGTTGCTGATTAGCAGGTTGTCCAAACTGTTTACGTTGTTACGCTTGCACCAACTGGCTATACGCTGACGCATCCCGTAGTTGCCCTCACCGGCCAGATACACAACGATCCCCGGCTTGGTTTTAATACCGTGCCACGGTATGCCGCTGGCAATGCAACAGGCCATGTCCAATGCAACGAACGTCTTACCCACTCCTGACTCGCCATACATCATCGCCGTGGCATATGCCGGAAGCCACCCCTTCACAATCCACGGCACGGGGCTTGGTTGGCCCAAGAAGCTCGTCGCACGGGTCAGGAAGTAGTCTTGTGTCTCCTCTTGCGTAAAAAGCGTGTCAAGGGCCGCAGAACCCAGCGCATTACTGGCCGCAACATCTGCGTCTGGTTCGTACCTCGTGACTGACCTTGCGATCTGCTTGATCTCGCTGCTTGGTAATGGGATCTCGCAGCGTGTCTCGTTAGCAACACTAATCGCGGCCAAGATCTCGGCTTCGGTCATCCCAAACGAGCGCATCGCACCGGCCAGACTGGTCAGGCCATCATTACGGTTACCTTGGATCAGATCCCCGTTTGTTGTGGGCGCTACCTTGCGCTGGCCAAGGTATGGCAACCACGGTTCTGGTATCACACTCGGTGCTACACCGTCTAACGGATCGCTAGACGCTTCCCACTCGTAGGCGCGGTGCTCAATCGTTGACGGGTAAGCGATGTAGTAACGCCCATCTGATAGCAGATCGATGCCCTCGCCCAGCTTGCAGGAGCGTATGCCATCTTGATGCCGTGCGATGTAGTGCTGCCCACCACCTGCGGTGAGCGCCATCGCACCGTCTGGCATAGGCCCGTGCTGTTCTAGCCACTGCTCCCAACTGACATCCCCACCGTTGCGTGGGTCAATGTCAAACACAACAATGCCGCTGGTGCTGCCACAGGCAATACCAATGTTGAACTCTGGGTTCTGGGTCCACCAGCGCCGGATCTGGTCTGGCTCTGTGGTTGCATCGTTGACCCCGTGGGCGGTAGCTGGAACCTTTCCGTTTGGCACTACAGGTAGTACTCGCCAGCCCCATGAAGCGTAGGTTAGGGCGGCTTCAATCTTGTTCATGGTCTGCACGCAGTTTTCCCTCAGTCTTAACTTCGATCTCGTATTGACGGGCCATCGGCGGGCGTTCACCCCACCGATAAATGACCTGGGGCCAGACCCCAAGCGCGTCTGCAAGCTTCTTCAAGCTTCCAAAAAATTGTATCGCCTCGTTCGTTGTCACTTTTTTTCCACCTTGGTTGAAACTTTGTGTTGACACTCTAAAGTGAAACGGGTAAAGTAGCAACAACTGCACAACCGGATGGCCCGAATGTGCGGTTCCAACCAAGGAGTAACCATGAAGTTTGAACCTAAAGAAGACCCGCCTTGGGTCATTATCTTGGCGTCGATTGCGGTCGGCGCATCTGCTGCCATCTGTTTGTTTCTTGCGTTAAGTGGAGGCATCTGATGGCAATTTTATTGAAGAGGACAAAGGAAGCCACCGCGCAAGCGGTCAAGCTTCTGGTCTATGGTCAGGCCGGTGCGGGCAAGACCAGTCTCATTCCAACCTTACCAACGCCGGTAATTTTGAGTGCCGAAGGCGGTTTGCTATCGATTGCAGATACTAATTTGCCGTTCATTGAGATCACGAGCATGGATGATCTTAGGGAGGCTTACAAGTGGCTAACTAACAGCACCGAAGCGGCAGAGTTTGAGTCGGTGGCGCTGGACAGTATTAGCGAGATCGCCGAAGTGGTGCTCAACGCGGAGAAGAAGATTAATAAAGATCCACGAGCCGCATATGGTGCGATGCAGGAGCAGATGGCCGACATCATCCGAGGCTTTCGTGACCTGCCCGGTAAACACGTCTATATGTCGGCAAAATTGGAAAAGACTCAGGACGAGATGGGCCGTGTCCTATATGCCCCATCGATGCCTGGGAACAAGACCGGCCAGTCGCTGCCCTACTTCTTTGACGAAGTGCTGGCTTTGCGGGTTGAGAAAGACGCCGAAGGAATGACCCGCCGCGCTTTGATGACCGATGGCGATGGGTTGTGGCTTGCCAAGGACCGTAGCGGCAAGTTGGAAGTGTGGGAAGACGCCGATCTCGGCGACATCATAAGGAAGATTGGATCATGAGAGTGTTTGACGACATCACATTAGATGAATTGGCCGAGCGTTGGATCGGCTACAAGGAAGCCGAGAAGATCGCGGTGGATTGCCGCCGCGACATTGAAGACCAGATTGCAAAGCGGGTTCAGTTTCCAGAGACGTTTGAGGGTACTGAGAACGTGGTGCAAGTCGGGTCACCTTTTGCAATTAAGATTGAAGGTCGGGTTAACCGCACGGTCAACGCTGACAAGTTGCTAGTCATCGCCCATGAGACGGGGAGTGAAGAGCATCTGTCTACGGTGTTCCGCTGGAAACCCGAGATCAATATGACCGTCTGGAAAGCAACAGACGAGTCAATTACCAAACCGTTTGCGGCAGCAATAACTGCCAAGCCCGGTCGCCCTAGTTTTACTATCACAAGGAAGTGAAATGCTTTTAGACGAAACCTATGACGTTGCCTCGCTGCCCCAGTCGGAGCGCAACTTTGAACCCCTGCCACAGGGCTGGTACACCGCAACAATCTCTAACGCAGAAGTGATGCCTACGAAGATGGGTAATGGGAAGTACATCAAGATCCGCTACGACATCCAAGGACCAACTCATCAGGGCCGCGTGGTGTTTGGCAACCTAAATGTACGCAACCCCAACCCAAAGGCCGAGGAGATCGGGCGCCAACAGCTGGGCGAGATCATGCGGGCGATTGGCCTGACCTCGTTAAAAGATACCGATCAGATGATTGGTGGCAACTTGTCGATCAAGCTCGACATTCGCATCTCCGAGCAATACGGCAACAGCAACGAGGTCAAAGGGTTCAAAAGCCTATCAGGCGGCGCTGCACCTGCACCGAAGGCTGCGCCATCTGTTCCGCCTGCCGGCGTGAAGGCTGCACCACCCTGGGCCAAGAAGTAACAGGCAAAAAAATGCCCCGGTGGAGTGCCGGGGCAAAGATACCAAGGAGAGAGCACGAAATGAAAATCCCTGACGCTCAGTATAGCATTCCCGAACTAATCGACCAACACCATGCAGACAAGCCAGAAAAGCCAAGGGCGCACCTTGGCGCAAGCCAGTTGGGTCACCCTTGCGACCGTTGGCTATGGCTGTCGTTTCGGTGGGCCGTGGCGAGCAAGTTTGAAGGCCGCGTGTTGCGTATGTTTCGACGCGGGCAGAACGAAGAAGCCACGATCAAAGATGATCTGCAAGCCATTGGCATTCAATTCAAGCCAGGGGTAGCGCAAGAACGGGTGGACTTTGGTTGCCACATTAGCGGGAGCATAGATGACATCGCACTATCTGGAGTGCCGGGAGCGCCACAGAAGAAACACGTTTGTGAGTACAAAACCCACAACAAAAAATCGTTTGAACAAGTCGAAGACAAGGGCGTGGAACGTGCCAAGTTTGATCACTTTGTGCAAATGCAGTCTTATATGCACGGCACTGGTATTGATCGGGCGCTATATGTGGCTGTCTGCAAAGATGACGACAGACTTTACACCGAGCGGGTGGAGTACGACAAAGGCGTCGCCGAAAACGCAATAGCCCGTGGTAAGCGGATTGCATTGTCAGACCGGATGCCAGAGCCACTTAGCGCAGACCCAAGTTGGTATCAATGCAAGTGGTGTCCTGCTCATGAGTTTTGCCACGGCGACCGCCTGACTAAAGAAGTGAATTGCCGCACCTGCGCCCATAGCACCGCGACTGAAAACTCAAAGTGGATCTGCGAGCGCCACGCAGGTAGCGAGATACCCGTTGAATGGCAGCGTGAGGGTTGCGGTAGCCATGTCCTGCATCCCAATATGGTCCCGTGGCAGCGCAAAGAAGCCGGTGACCAGTGGCAAACCATCTACGTCATCAAAGGCAAGGATGTTGTGAACGGTGAGCCAGGGGATGGTGTGTACGGCTCCAAGGAGTTGGTCGCCAACGCCGAAGCTTGTGCCGAGTCTAACGAAGGCATGATTGAGTTTCGTAAGATGTTTAATGCTCGAGTGGTGGGATGAATGAGTTGGCTTTATTCGCGGGCGCTGGTGGAGGAATACTCGG